CTCGTGCTAGAGATATGCTAAATGAATTACGTAAGGAAACTGGTGAGTTGCCTAAAACAATGCCAGAGGGTGTTGCTCCAGAAGAACCTACGATGGAAGAACCTATGATGGAAGAACCAAAAGTAGAGGTTGAGCAACCAGCCCCTCAAGGCTTGATGGCAAGGAGATAATAGATGGGATGGAGTTGGGCAGGAGCTTTAAGTGGCATTGATAAAATGCAAGCTAAAGCTTTAAAAGAAGAAGAGCTAGGTAATGAACGTGAAAAAAGTTTGCTTGGTCTATACCTTTCTAAACTAGAAAAACAATCAACAGCTAAAACTGGTGATAAGTATCGTAATGCTGCACAGTCTGCAATGAAGTTGCAAAAAAGAGTTAGTCAAGCAGATCTTGATGAAGAAGATTTAGCTTTCTTTAATAATATTATTGAAGACCCATTTGCTGCAGAAGAAGTTCTTACTTTCCTTGATAATAATGTTACTGCTACTGGAGTACCTATTCCACTTTCAGATGTAAAACCAATGTTAAACATTGTTAATTCTAACATGCCTGAAGCAGATAAAATAGATTACATGAGTTTAATTACTGGTGCTGATCTTTCTGATAGTACAAAATACTATGAACTAGCTCAACAAATAAGTAGTATCACTGCTGCTCCGGGTCGTACAGTTCTTACTGATGTTAAGCCAGAGGCTAGAATTGTACCTAAAACTCAAGATGAATTATTTAAAAGGCAATTAGAAGTTGTATCTGGTAATTTATTAAGAAATGCTAAAAGAGAAATTAAAGATAACAATGCTGATTCTTCTATTCAAAGGGTAAAAGATCTTATGTCTGCTGTTCAAATGGTTGAAAGTGGTAATACAAACCAAATGAAATTTGGTATTGATGCATTAATGGAAACATATTTAAATGCCACAACGTTTAAAGAAAATTATATAGATGCTTACCCAGAACTATTTAAAGGTTGGGAAAAGAATTGGTATTTACCACAATCTTTAAAAGCAATTCAAGAACCAGAGTTATCCGGTAATAATAATAATATTAGAATGATTCCTAATGCAACAGTTTTAACTCAAGAAATGATTGATAGCAATCCATCATTAAAGAACGTTGGTGCTCAACCCGGAGATCAATTATTACAGACAACTGAAGGTGGAAAGTTATATGGCCCAGACGGAAATCCAAAACGATAGTGACCCTTTTGCTGGTGTAACCTTAGCTACTGAACCTTATAATGCTTTTAATGATGTTACTTTAGCTACAGAGCCTTACGATTTCTCCAGTGAAACTGATGTATTAAGTCCTGCGTTACCAGAAGCTGGTACGTACACTCAAGATGATATAGCAGAGAATGATTATGCTTACTCTATTGCTGAAGGGTATATGCGTGATAGGTATGGGAATGATTTTGTAAAGGGTAAAACCAGAGAATCTATTGTAGATAGTTTTTTAAACAATCGTAGGTCTGTAGTATCAGGAAACTCTATAGGGGGTTTAGCTGAAATAGACTACATTAACGACATAAAAGATGATCAGGATAAAAAAGTTCGTGCTGCCAAGGCATACCAGTTGTATGAAAATATGGCTGGTATTTTTAGTAAAGAAGCTACGTGGTCGGAAACAGGTGAAGGTCTTATGGACTTTACTAGAAGTGTACTACTTGATCCAGTAAACCTTGTTGGTGGTATCTTTGGTAAAGCTGTTGCTGGTGGATCACTTCGTGTTGGCACTAAAGCAGCACAAAGAATTGCTCTTGAAGCAATGGCAAAAGAAGGTACAAAAGAAGCTGCTAAAAAAGTAGGTACTAAAGTATTTGCTGATGGAGTAAAAGTTGCTGCCAATGCCACTAAAAAAAGAGTAGCAGCATACTCACAAAATGTTTTAGGTAAAACTGCAGCACAAAGACTAGCTACTAGGGCAGCTATCACAGAAATAGGTGTAGTTACTAGTGTCGATGCTATGGTTGGTACAGGTATGGAGTATCTTTACCAGACAGGTATGGTAAAAGTAGAAGCACAAGAAGAAGTTAATAGGATGGCTGTAGGAATAGCTGCACTTGGTGGCATTATTCTTGGGGGTGTTCAAACTGGATTCATTGCTAGGCGAGGTGTATCTGACACTGCTTTACCTAGTATGACACTACCTGAGCCAAGCACAGAAGGTTTTGTATCTGAGGTTTCTAAAAGTATTGGTGATTATTTAAAACAAGATCCAGTAAATATAGGTAGGGATTGGAAGACAAAAATAAAAGGTGGTGCAGTACTATCAAGAGATAGTAAAGACTTTGGTGTAGAGTTTGTTCAGTCATTATTATTTGGTAGAATGGATGACGAAGGTAACACCACATTAAAAGGTATGACTCAAGTAGCATATGAACGTGGTTTTGTTTGGGCTAAACGTTTTGAAGACGATAAGTTTAGTAACTGGATGGGTGATCTTATCTCAGAGGTAAGTGATAAAGAAGCTCAAGACCTATTACGTGCTATAGAAAAAGGTACTGGTAATAAATTAAAAGTTAAAGATGCTGATGGCAAACTTATCCCTCGTTCTAAAGTTACTGGTCGTGATATAGGGGATATATTTGCATACAAAATGTCAGAAGCTGGTACTGCATTAGGTGCAGCAGGTAACTCTGCACAAAGATTGGGTATGTCTATTAGTGATAAAGAGTTAAAAGATTTACTTGATTCTGCAATAGATGGTGGTTTTATAAGAGATCCTAAAGCAAAACCTAAAGAACCTAGTAAGTTTATGGAAGGTACAGCTAAGACTCAAAATAGGTTAATTAGATTACTTGTTTCGCATCCTTCTACCAGTGCTTTAAATGTAATTGGTTGGGGTGCTAATACAACGTTACAATCTGTATCAGACATGACCACAGCTTTATTATATGCTGGTAAGGGAACACTACAAAAACTTTCTGGTGAGGTAGAAAAGGGTGCTAACACTCAAAGACTTGCTAAAGTATTAGTTGAGTCTAATGCCCAAAGGCTTAGATTTCTTTTTGATGCTGACATGACTTACACTGCTTTTGAATCAGCACTTCAAAGAAACTCCGAAGCACTACAAAAATTAAACAGTGTACTTCCCGGTGGTGTTGACAATACAACTAATCTTTTAACTGGTGGTAAGTTTAGCCCTAATGCAAAGCTTGCAGGTTTAAAGGCAGATGAGTTAATTGATTTAACTCAACGGTTAACTTTTGTTCAAGCTCAAGATTCGTTTACTAAGTCGCAAGAGTTTTTATTTCAAATGGATAAAAAACTTAGGGCCACTACAGGTAAAGGTTGGAATGAGTTTTACAGGTCAGAAAATATTGGAGACATGACACTTCAAAAGTTTATGGCATCAAAAGAATATCGTGCTATTGAAGCTGATGCTGTTGATGACACAATAGAATCTATATTTTCTAAGTCGTATAAAACTAAAGATGGTTTAGGTAAGTTTGCTGGTATGTTAGAGGATGCTAGAAACATGCCGGGTCTTGGTATGATGATTCCTTTTGGCAGGTTTTTTAACAACACTATAGGTTTCTTAGGTAAGAATACTCCGGGTGTAAACATGGTTTTAAAAGCTTCTGGATTTTATGATAACATGTCTAAGACAGAAGCACTATCAAGGACACTGGTTTCTACTGGTATTATATACACACTTGCACAGCAAGAGGTAGAAAATATAAAAAATGGTTTACCTATGTATGCTACAACTGTGGGAAGTGAAACTGTTGATCAACAGTATGATTTCCCTGTGTCGGCTTACAGAGGTGCTGCAAGAATAGTAGCACTAGGGGTATTGATGGATCAAAAACAAGAAGCAATGTCTGCTTTTGCACAGTTTTCTGAAGATTTTGGGATGTCAGGATTACTTAGAAATTTAGATAAAACACAACGTGATACTTTAGAATCTATAAAGCTTATGATAGATCCAGAAAGAAGAGACTTTGCAAAAGCAACACAAATGTTAGCTCAAACTATGGCAACTCAATATGTTAATCCAATGATAAGACCCCTTGAACCTTTTAATGTTGTTGCTGGTTTAGCTAGGGGTGAAGATGCAGCACCAATTGACAGAGTTCAAAATAATAAGTTGGTTAATAATGCCTTTCGTTACATAGATAATATTATTCCTTTGTTTACAGGTAAACCACTAGCAGATCCTAGAGAGACTGCAGCAGGTGGTACATCTGATATACAATCAACAAAGATACTAGGTGCTAGGATCATTAGACTTACCGATACACAACGTGTAATGAACAGTATAGGTCTTAGAGACTTCGATTTAAATACTGCTAAGAAGATAAGGGATCAAGCTCCACAAGCAGCTAATGCTTTAAATGGTATTCTTTTTGATGTTATAGAGGCAGAGTCTAGTTTACTTTTAGAAAGTAATTGGTTCGATAAATTAACTCAACAACAGAAACTAGATCATTGGAATAAGGATGTTGTACCAAGGGCAAAAGATCTAGCAAAAACATTTTTAAGGATGCAATACTCTGGCCCCGAAGAAGTAATCTCACTGCAGTACGACATAACATCTAAGTACCCTAAAAAGGGTATTCAAAAAGCAGTAAAAGAATTAGGCTTGGGAGATGTCGAGGAGCTACAACAAAACGAGTTATTTATCTTACAACAGTATTTAAATACTGAACAGTCGTTAAGGGATCTATCCCGATTCCAAAAGATGACACAATAAAGAAGGGGGCTTGCGCCCCCTTTAATTATTCTGAATCATCGTCCAACATATAATCTGCCCAATCATATGCTTCACGTTTTATGTCAGCCCTATGTACATGACCCGGAGATCTAGACAACAATGCCGCCATTGCTTGACCAGCCATAAACCTACGTGCAGTTAGTGGCTTAGTCTTAACTGGCGGTTTTCTTTTTTGTTGCCTATAGTTTTTAGCTTCCTCTTCTAGCTTTAAATTTCTGCTCATTTAGTTTCACCTTCTCAAGGTTGTAGAAGTAGGCTTTATTAAAGCCCATCTCCCAATCCCTGTTTTGTTTTGTGTTTTTAGAGTAGGGGTTACCTAACCTACCAGTTTTAAAAGCTTTCATACCTTCATCATATGGTTTCATTTATGAATCTCCTTCATAGTTTCTATCATTTTACGTAAGTACCATTCAGCTTTTTTCTATATCCTCAACAGGATTACCTTTGTACCCATGTCGATGTTGATATTTAATTAAGTTACCATGACAGTAACCTTTGAACTCCTCTGGTGTTAACACTTGTTTAATGTAATCAATACACTCAACTCCATCACCTAACTTATAATGTGCTGGATTGTTTACCGGGTCATAACTCATTTGATTTCCACTAGCTCTGCTTCTGTGTAAGGGATGTGAAAGAACTTTTCTCCTGCTCGTATGTTTCTACCCTTTGCTTCTTTNAACCTGTCTGGTGTCATTTGTGTATCCTTAATACGCCATGCTTTACTCAAATCTTTACTGAATACATAAAAGTTTAATACTCCTTTATCTTTCTTATACATTTCAATAAGACGTTTCTTGCGTTCAGGTACACGTATTTCAGTGAAGCTAGTAGGCCATTCATCCTTCCATGCTGTNTTAACTTCTGCTTCACTGTAGTAAGTGTAACCATTTTTAGTTGAAACTACATCAACATTGTAGTCTTCTTCAATGTCATTCACTTCGTGACCAATTTTAACGAGGTGATCTCGCAATGTCTCCTTTGCTGATTGATCATATTTATTATACCATTTCCGATTGAAGGGATGTTTAATCATGGTAGACTTTCCTTTTATTATTGAAGTTTGAATTATATACTCTCTGGTATTTGAAAGCAATAGGTATTTGCAGTTGCATCTGGTGATGGTTTAGTACTCACCAATCGTTCTCGCATTGTAGTTGAAACTTGATTACAAGTCTGCCAATCAGGGAACAGTGAATGGAAGGCTTGAACTTTCATCTCACCTTGAAAAGTCATAATGAGTACTAAAACATACATGTGATTCTCCTTTATGTTAGATCTACTATTTCACAAACATCACCAGTACATGCCATAGTTTGCATTGCTACAGTGTTGTCTTCACTTTCGTATGATGCAAGCTTAGTCCAATCAATAGTCTCTGGCATACAAGATAACAAAGTTTTGTAATCATGTTTACCTATTTCTTGATAGGGTGCTTGTTGATATGTGTGTTCGTTGTAAGGCAAGAAGGATACACCTGACATCTCGTCAAAGTATTTGTAAACAAATGCACCTACTTCAAACCACTCATCCTTCTTAACATTGATTGTAACACTTGGCTTATGCTCACACCATGATCGTTGATAGGTCAGCCACATTTCTAATTGCTCAATAGCAGTCATGTCTGATGTTACGACAGAACCTTTGGGTGATTGAATAGGGAAGCTAAACACTGTTGTTTGATCTGGCTTCATCACACAAGGCTCACTTGGTATTCTTTGATCAATCATAAACTGTGTCAATGGATCTTTATTATCACCACGCACAGTACGGATATAATAGGGGCTATGGCGAGCATGTATGCCACTGGCACTATCCACCAGTTGTGAGACTGTTCCCGAAGGTTTACAGCATGTAATTGCAGTAGCAACAGGTATATCAAGACGATCAGCCCATTCAGCATTAGTAGATACACAAATCCTACGAAGATGTTCAAGAGTTTCCTCCAATCCTTTATTCTTCTTGGTCATCAGAGGATTGTCCATTATCCCTGTGAGTGACACACCAAGCAGTCGTTCTTCTTCTGTATTTCTAGACCACACCTTTCGCAAGTAGGGGAACTTAGTGTACGTAGATTGGATAGTTCCCAGAATTGTTGCCAGACGGACTTTTCGTTCAAGATCGTCAACACTGTCTGTGGCACGGACAACAACTTCTGTAAGATTACAGAACTGATATGGACGCAAGATGATTTCACTGCAAGGATTAGTTCCAAACTCAAAGTCTGCATTACGCCTACCATTCTTAGCAGCCTGTACCTTACTTGCTTGACGATTGAATACACCACGTTCTCCACTTCCTGATTCTACTAGTGCCATCCACTCTCGCATGAATGAGACAGCATCTGGTTTTTCTGTGTAACTAACACTGTTATTAGCTAAGGCACGTTGTGGATCATTCTCCCACCATGCACCTGACTTAGCATGACGCATACGATCATCACTAAGGTTACTCAAGGAGATCATAGCTGACCTACGTACTCCACCTACTACAACTACTTCACCGATCTTACACATGATGTCATGGCATTCAATGCTAGATAGCTTACGTCCTTGTGAAGCTTTAAAAGTATTAATTACAAAGTTGAATAGATCCACCAAAGGTGCAGGGCCAGAAGCTCTACCACCAAACGTCTTTAGTTTAGCACCAGCAGGTCGAACTTTAGA